GGCTGCGGCAAAAGCATGATCGCCCAAATCGCCACCGCGCAGGAATTGAAGGCAGACCGTGACGTCATCTACATCGACTACGAGGATTCCGCACGCAACGTGGTCAAACGCCTCCTGCTGCTCGGCGTATCCGGCGAACAGATCATCGGTCACCTGCACTACGTGCGCCCGTCCGCGAAGCCCAGCAGCCCCACCAGCCTCGGCGGCTGGCGCGAGACCCTCGACTACGCCGCTACCCCCACGCTCCCCGTCCTCCGCAGCCGGCCCGACCCCGCCCCGCCCGCCGTCATCGACGGCGTCACCAGCTGCCTCGCCTACGCGGGCCTCGACAGCAACAGCGGCGACGACATCGCAGCCTGGTACAACACCATGCCCCGACTCATCTCGGCATGCGGGCCAGCGGTCGTACTCATCGACCACGTCGTCAAAAGCAAGGACAACCGGGGACGCTACGCCGGCGGCAGCATGCAGAAACTTGCACTCATCGACGGCATCAGCTACAGCGTGGACATGACCAAACCCGTCGGCAAGGGCGTGAAAGGCACCATCGTCATCAAATCAGGCAAAGACCGAATCTCGGAGATCGAGGAGCATTGCGCCGTCAGTTGGAGTTCGAATGGCTCGCACCTGCGCGAAGCCGCACGCATCGAAATCAACAGCACTGACCCGAAACTCATGCGCGTCACCATCGCACGACCAAACATGATGCCCAGCGAAGACCGACAGGCGAAACGCGACGACTTCCGACCCACCGGACTCATGGAGAAAATCAGTCAGCTCGTCGAGAACGCCATAGAGGAACCAAGCCAATCGGAACTGTTCGACGCCTTGAAATCGGATGGCTCCGGCGCCAAGACCGCGATTATGTCGAAAGCCATCAGACTGCTGCTGGAGGAGGGGTATGTGACGAACCGCGCCAGCAGACACAACCGCGCATGCTACCGGTCGGCACGCCCCTACCGGCAGATAGACGACCCAAAGTCGGATTCTTTCGTGGACCGTATGAGCAGGGAGGAGGTGAGCGAATTGGACGATGGGAACCACCTCGACATCTAGATTTTCCGTTTTTCCCGAACGTTTCCCAGCTCTTCCCAAAAAAACTGAGCCACCGAGACTAGCTCTTCCCCACACTCCCCGACCACACTACGTGTGTGGTCGGGTGTGGGAAAAGCTAAGGCTCGCCCCTCGGAAAAGCCCAAAAACACCCCTCAACAACACTAGATATTCCCTCAAAACCCAAGGAGACCAAAATGGCACTCACATTCAGAGAACAAGTCGAAGCGACCGCATGGGAGCTGTGCAACGGAGAAGGCACCGTGCCCGAATTGAGGAAGCGGTTCGACGCAGACCCCGAGACGCCGAACTTCGATCCGACCAAAGCATTGGAGATGCTGCATATCCTCCAGCTCATCAACTACAAGCGGGTCGCCTCGGCCGCCAACGGCAAGCACGCTCGTTGCCACTACCTGAAAAAACCCGAATACGGACTGCTCACCTTCGACGAGCCGAAACCGGCACCCAAGGACGAGCGGGAACGGGAGACCCGCATCCAATGGGCCAAGGATTTCCGCCTCATCGCAGACTGGCTTGACACGAACTGTTACACGACTGAAAGCGAGGAAGCATGAAAGAATCCGTCACCATCCAATACCGCTGTGAGGATGCTGACACCAATCTGGTCGAAACCATCCCAATCGCCTCCATCGGCATCGACCAGTGGAGTCAAGGCCATCCCGTCCTGTTCAACCTTGACCGGAGAGGACATCACGGCCGCCGTATGCTCAGCGTACTCATCACCGCCTGCGAAGCGGTGCTGCATGAAATCCAGAACATCAAATGGGAGGACTGACCCATGGCCGGACCGATTGACGTGATTCAACGGGCGCTCAGCGCACTGGCCTCAGCGGGATTGGGCAGCGAGTCGCCGGCAGAGGCGTATGTGCTCGGCTACCAGGCTGGCTGGCGGGAAGCGCTCGACCTGTGCATACGAATCGAAACTGCAATCAACAACGAAACGGAGGAAACGAATGAGCATCATCAGCAGTGAAATCGAGGCGCAGAAGCAGCGTGACCCGTCGTACATCGACAGTGACCTGCAGTGGGCGTGGGGACGAGGATACCAGGCCGGAGCGTCACGCGGAATCACCGAAGAGGAGATTGCCGCCGCCATGGACGAAACCAGAAAGTTCATCACGCTCCCCGGCGCGTGGATGGAGAACATCATCAGAATCGCGTTCGACGCGGCAAGAAGAAAGGCAATGGAGGAGTGAGCAGGCCACGCGCCCGTGAACGCAAACCAGCATGGCTTCGCGCGTTCATCCCGAAAACGAGTCCCCTCGTTGTCACCGTCTGCGAGGGGTGCGGCCTGTACGTCATCGAGGATCGGGAAACCGTGTGGGAGTCGTGGGATTACGGGTGTGTGGCGGGGGGCGACCTGGCCGGGGGGGAAAACCTCGGCCGGCCGTTGACCCGCGTCACGTGGCTTCCCTCCGTCGGCCACCCGCTGCTCCGTAGCACCTGCGGAGATGCAGGCATCAGACCGGACGGCCAGTATCTGGCCATGCACATGTGTCATCTCGCCCGGATAAGCGTCAAACCGTTCAAACCGCCGAAACGGGAACGCCCGCCAGGCAAGCCATGGGGCGGGCCGAAACTGTCGAAGCAGGAGATAGCCGAATTCAAACGCATATGGAACATGCCATACAGCCGGCTCAAATACGAGAAAGCCCCAACCATGGTCGGCCAGGGCGATGAGAAGCAAACATTATTCTAGCCGACCAGCCGGAAGGGGCCAACGTGAACTGCCAGAACTGCAAAACGATAACCGAAGGGGGATATTCACTGTGCGAGACGTGCGAACTGCGTTTCGCCGGCACGCTCCTGCGACTGGCGCGCGACGTCACGCCGTTGCATGACTCGTTGGACGCGACCCTGCATCCGGGCGGGCATTCGCCCACGCGAATCCAGACCGCCACTCCCCCGACTCCAATCAGGCTCGACGTGCTCGACCTGATCGACATGCTCGACGCCACGGCCCGTGAACTATGGCGTTGCCTCGACGGAATCGATGCCTTGGACTGGCGCAAAGACAAACGCAACGAGGATCTGAAGGCCACGCTCATCGCATGCGCAGGCCACCCCAGGCTCGCCACGTTCGCGGACGTGGGCTTCTACATGCACGTCGTTGACGGCATCGCACGCAAAGTCGATACTGCGCTGGACCCGCCGGAGCAACGCCGCGAGATAGGAACCTGCGAACTATGCGAGACCATGCTCACCGCTGGGGCAGCAGACCAGTGGGTGACATGCCCGTTCTGCGGGAGGGAACAGCGAGCGCAGGCGGTTAAACTGCGTAGGCTCAAGACGTTGTGTTGGGATGATTCCAGGCGCGGGTCTGCGGCTGAGATAGCCAAGGTGTTCACGGATGCGGGGATCACCGTCAAAAGGCATACGCTCACCGTGTGGAAATCCCGAGGCAAGCTTGATGTCACGCCCCAAGGCATTTCATACAGCAGCGTCTACCGGCTCGTCATCAGTGGCGGACTTGACAAAGAGCTGACTGTGACCGCATAATGTCAGTGGATTAGTATCGAAAAACCCAGCTCATGTGGCTGGGTTTTCGCGTATCTATGCTTTGTTTTTGCGTGGTCTCCCCCCTCCGACACCACGTCCCGGACGTTGAGCGTTCCATTCATCGATGGTCTCAGGCAACCAGCCGCGCGTGCGCCCTATCGTGGCGTCGGGTTCGGGGAGTTTGAGGTTGAGCAGGCCGCCGCTGGTGATGCCGAGGCGTTCTGCGACCTGTTTGACGCCGAGATATTCAGTCGCCATTGCTTGCCCTTCCTGCCAGATAACCCAGCACGCCCGAGCACATTCCGAACACACCTGCCGGTACGCT